CATAATTTGGTTAGCTGATGGATTTCCTAGTGATGTATTTCCTAGGGGTTACGAAGCTGGACAAGTCGATGCTATTAATGGTAAACTTTGTTATGAATTAAAAAAGCAAGAAGACAATACAACAAAGTGGACAGAAATTGACCCCTGCGCCGACCACACAGAAAACTAGCCGAAAATTGTTACGTACGCACATGAATTAATTAATACTAATCAATTCTCTAAAAAAATGTGTTGACATACGAATTAATTTATGAGATAATATATAAAATGAAAATAGAAATTCCAACTAACTGTCCAATATGTGGAAGCAAATTAGAAATGGTTAATGACCAGTTATTTTGCAGAAGTTCGACATGTAGTGCTAAGTCGTTAAAAACAATACTGCACTATGTTAAGACTATGAAAATAATGGGTTTAGGTGAAAAGACGTTAGAAAAGTTGGACATTGAAAGTATACCTGAATTATACACATATGATAAAGAACATTTAATAAGTATACTAGGTGAAAAGATAGGTACTAAGTTGTATGCTGAAATTCAGAATAGTACAACAACTACCTTAAGTAAATTTTTAAACGGTATGGGAATAACCCTTATCGGTAAGACCGCTTCGGGAAAGATTGATTCTGTAGTAGCCACTATAGAAGAGATTACACCAGAAGTTTGTAAAAAAGCTGGTTTAGGTGCAAAGGCTACTGACAATTTAGTAAATTGGGTAAATAATCAATATATTAATTATAAAGACATGCCAATTAAATTTGAAGAGTCTGAGCCTACAACATCTGGATTAGCAGTCTGTATATCTGGTAAGGTGCCGGGATATACAAAGGCTAAAATTAAAGAAATGTTACTAGATTTTAATGTAACAGTTAAGGATAGTGTAACTAAAGATTTAGACTATCTTATTTCTAACGAATCAGGCACCACAAAAGTCAAAAAAGCAGAACAATATAATATAACTATATTAAGCTTTGATAATTTTATGGAGAAAATAAATGAGTAATATTCCAAAATGGGACGCGGATAGAGAAGCAACCCTAGTAAAGGCCGTTGGTAAAGAGTCACCTGTGACCGTAGCAACAGTAGAAGCAGCAGCAGTAGAACTAGAAACAACTACAAAGTCTATTGCAGCTAAGCTACGTAAGATGGGTCATACCGTAGAGTCTATGGCAAAAGTAGTAACTAAGAACTATTCAGAAGCTGATGAAGCTGCTATTAGAAAGTACTTAGAAGCTAATCCTAACAAGTATACATATGCTGAAATTGCAGCTACTGTACTTAAGGGTGCACATACTACTAAGCAGATTCAGGGTAAGATTCTATCAATGGAACTAACCGGTCTTGTTAAGCCAACCCCGAAAGTAGAACGAGAGAAGAAGTACACAGAAGCAGAAGAAACTAAGCTTCTAGGTCTATTAGCTGGTGGCGATAAGTTCATCGAAGATATCGCTGATGCAATGGGTCGTGAAGTTAATTCAATCCGTGGTAAGATTCTATCTATCACACGTACAGAAGCAGGTAAGGATGTTAAAATTCCTAAGCAGAGAGTTTACAAGAGCAAGGATACAGTTGATCCAATCGTAGCTCTTGGTGATATCACTGACATGACTGTTGAAGACATTGCTGAGAAGATTGATAAGTCTCCACGCGGTGTTAAGACAATGTTGACTCATCGTGGTCTGAAGTGTAAGAATCATGACGGCGAGAAGAGAGCAGCAAAGATTGCCGCATCTGCGTAATCCAAAAAAGCTAAGAAATGCGGGGACATTTTGTGTCCTCGCATTTTTTCATTTCCAACATATACTTTAGAGGTGATTTAATGTGTCAGATGTACAAGGGATTATATTACACAATGTTCTAAAAGATCCTGAGACATCTATTGAAATCTGGCCACAACTAAAAGTATATTTCTTTAACCAGGATTATAGTCAAATATATCTTGCAATATCCAAGCACTATAATAAATATAACAAACTCCCATCATTTGAAGAACTAAAAATAATAACTAGAGAAGACGCTCTAGTTCAGAAAGTAAGAGCACTAGAATTATTGCCTGTATCAGAGGATATAGATAATGAAATTGCACTAGAAGCTTTAACCGATCAGTTTACACAAGATGAAACCTTAGATCAGTTAGTAGAATTTCTAGAAAAGTTACCTCATTATGATAGTGAGGAGATTAAAAAGCAAATTGCAGAAATATTACAGCATTTAGAAGAAAAAACAAACAGTTCAGAAGACATTATCTTAATGAATGATATCTTTGTCATAGATGAAGAAGAAATACATAATAAGATACCTCTAGGACTTAATAATGAATTTGATGCTAGAACAGGTGGACCTTCTCTTACAGAATTAGTAATGCTTGGTGGACATAGAGGCTCTGGTAAGACTGTAATTGCATGTAATGGTACATGTAATCAATATAAGCAGGGTAATATAGGATTATTTATGTCTATAGAAATGAGACATAGAGAAATATTTAATAGATTTATGTCTATTTTAGCAGATGTAGATATTACAAGATTCGGAAGAATGAGATGTACACCAGATGAATTAGATAGAATAGCAGAAGTTAGAACAAATATGTTTGTAGATGGAGAGGAAGTATATCACGACTATCTAAAACATAGAAAGTACGAAAAGTTTGAAGTTGATTTGATTAATTCAAAGAAACTAAAACCCGATAATCAGTTGATAATAATAGATAACCAACACTTAACATTAGCGGATATCGACATGAATATACAAAAGTTTAAAAATCAATTTGGTGATAAATTAAAGACAGTAACAGTAGATTATGTTAATCAAATAGATATTCCAGATATTTACAAGTGGGATACACAAATTTGGTTATCTAAAAAGTTAAAGAGTTTTGCTAGAAAGTATGATATTGTTATGATAACTCCTTATCAAACAGATAAGTCAGGGGAAGCTAGATTATCTAAAGGTATACTAGATGCAGCTGACATAGCATGTAATCTTACTGCACATGAGAAATACATTAACATAGCAAGTACTAAAACTAGAAATATGGCTCCATTTGAATTTAACTCGCCAATAGATTGGCAAACATTAAAAATGTTACCTACAGATGCAGTTATAGCAGAAGAAGAAAATGAAGAAAGTGAAAAAGATAAAACAGGTGAAAAACCAGGAGATGCACCATGGACGTAAAGGAACTACTAACAAACAGAAATGTACAGTATGTCTCTAAGGGCAGAGATTATAGCGTCCACTGTTTGAACCCAGAACATGAAGATACTAATCCATCAATGAATATAGATAAAATATCCGGAGTTTTCCATTGCTATAGTTGTGGATTTGCTGGTGATATATTTGAGTACTTTAATGAAACGAAAGAAAAGTTCATAAATGTTAAAATTCAACAAGTTAGGGAAATGATTGCTAATTTACGTAGTAATAAAGCAATTCCTATTCCTCTAGATGCTAATTATATTGATGAGCCTTATAGAGGTATTAGTAAGTCTACACTACGTAAATTTGGTGCATTTACTACAGAATCTCTTAAAGGTATGGAAGGAAGAATAATATTTCCTATTTCTAACATTCATAAAGATGTTGTTGCATTTCAAGGTAGATATATGTATTCAAATCTAGATCCTAAGTATAAATTCTATCCAGAACATGCAGTATTACCATTATATCCAAGTGTAGTTAACCCCATTAAAGGCTCTATAATTTTAGTAGAGGGTATACTTGATATGATTAATATGCATGACAAAGGATTTCCTAATGCCGTTTGTACCTTTGGTACTTCATTTGGCTCAGTAAAAAATAAAAAGAAACAACGTAGAAACGTAGAAAAACTATTACAATTTAAGTATCAAGGTATTGAATCAATATACGTTATGTATGATGGGGATAAGGCTGGACAAGACGCAGCTAGAAATTTGGTTGAGTTTGCAAAAAGTTCATTTAATATGGATACAATAGATTTAAAACCCGACCAAGACCCAGGAAGCTTAACAAAAGAAGATATGACACAGTTATACGGAGCATTATATGGATAAAATAGCAATAGTAGAGAAGTACCCATCCAATTATTCATTTGAATCTATATTTCCATTCGAGTTTGATAAGTACTCTTTAGTAGATGAAAAAATGACTAAAGTATTAAAACGAGACGTTACATTAGACATTGATGCAGTTAAAGAGATATATGATTATGTGATTCTAGTGGGGAAAGAACCTTGTAAGATGGTAGCAGATATTAGAAGTGTTACAGAAATGCAAGGTTATTTAGTAGATGAAAAATATCTAGCTATGTTAAATCCAATAGCTGTTAAGTTAAACCCATCACAAGAGGGAGCATTTAATAAGTCTATTAGTGATATTATAGGAACGATATCTGGTGAGAAAGTTAATGAAACAAATTTTAAATCTACAGGGATAGAAACTGAAGATGAAGCTAAAGCATACTTATTGGGTTTATTACTACTAATTAGTAAGGGTATAATAACTAAAGTAGCATTAGATACAGAAACCTCCTCACTATCACCAAGAGAAGGATATATTCTTGGTATTTCTATGGCTTATTCAGAAGATGAAGGGGTTTATATTGACTCTATAGCTATGTCTGATGATAATGTAGCTTTACTACAAGAAATTATTAATAGAGTAGAGATTATATTCTTTAATAAGAAGTTTGATAAAAAGATGCTTAAGTATCATTATGACTTAAACTTTAAAAGATGTCATGATGCAATGCTAGAACACTATGACTTAGATGAAAATACTCCACATGGATTGAAATCTTTATGTATTAAATATACAGACTTAGGAAACTATGATAAAGATTTAGAAGCATATAAAGATTCATATTGTAAAAGCCATGGAATATTAAAAAGAGATTTTACTTATGATTTGTTTCCCTTTGATGTAATATATAAGTATGCTGCATTTGATGCAGGTGGTACTTTAAAGCTACATAACATATTTCATCCACTGATTGAAAAGAATCCTAAATTAAAAAATGTATATGAAAATTTACTTTTAAAAGGTTCAGAATTTCTAGAACAAATAGAAGAGAATGGAATACCAATTGGTATGGAAACATTAGAAGTAGAGATAGAAAAGATTAATCATGAATTAAGTGAAATTGTTAAAACTCTATATGACCATCCAGAAATTAAAGTAGTAGAAGAAATGAAAGGTAAGCTATTTAATGTTAATAGTACCGCGCACGTAGGCTGCTTATTCTTCGAAGTATTAAATCTACCAGTAACAAAACGAACAGAGACAGGGAATCCCTCTTGTGACGCAGAAGTATTGGAATCACTAGCAGGAACTAATCCAGTAGCAGCGACTATTAATAGTATTAAGCAACTTAAGAAGATCAAATCTACCTATTTAGATAAAATGACTGCTGGAGTTGATGCAGATGGTAGATTTAGAACTAATTTTAATTTACACACAACTACATCTGGAAGATTAAGTTCTTCTGGAAAAATGAATGCTCAGCAATTGCCTAGGAAAAATAAAGCCCCTAAGAATTGCATGGAAGCTAGAGAAGGATTTAAAATTGTTTCTCAGGATTTACAGACTGCTGAAATGTATGTAGCTGCTGTACTTTCTGGAGATAAAGTATTACAACAGATTTTTATTGATGGACAAGATTATCATGGTACTATGGCTGTACAGAAATTTGGATTACCATGTGAACCAAATGAAGTTGCAAAATTATATCATAATGAAAGACAAGCAGCTAAAACTATATCTTTTGAAATTCTATATAAACTAAATTATAGAGAACCTGCACTTAAGAATTTTAAGAGACTAAAAGAATGGCTACAAGAACAAGAAGCTTTTATTAAAAAGAATGGATATATCTATTCATTCTTTGGCAGAAAGAGAAGATTAGCAGACGTATTCTCGCCAGATAAAAGATCTGGACAACATTACGTAAGAAGTGGAATTAATTTCTTAGTACAAAGTGTATCTAGTGATATTAATCTATTAGCTGGTATTGAGATGCAAGAGTGGATTGTAGAGAAGGGGTATCAAGATGTAATGTTAATTTGGGGATTAGTACATGACTCAATTTTAGCTGAAGTTAAAGATGATTATATTGATTTATATACTGGTAAGCTTGCTGAGTTTACACAGAAAGACAGAGGATTATCCATTCCAGGTCGTCCAATTGGATTAGATTTAGAAATTGGACAAAGCTATGGAACAGTTGAATCTGTTTAATTTAAACTTTCCTTTATATAGTATAACCAAAACATATAAAAGAATTTGGACTGAATTAAATGTTTTATATATTAAAACTATATCAGGTACTTATGTATTAGATAATAAAAATCTAGGTGGAGATACTGTAGGAAAGCGTAGAATTAAAATACAAAGTAGTGAGTTATATAAACCACGGAAGGTTTATTATAACTTAAGTCAATTATTACATGCTAAAGGTAAAATCTTCATGGATAATAACGGAGTAGTATTTAAATATAAAAAGACACAATATGCTCCACTAACGTATTACAAGGTACAAAAGGTTACACAAGTCAAGGACGGCGAATGTGTACTAGAATTACCACAAATAAACTTCAGTTATAAAATAAACTGTAGAAAAGCATACAGTATAGAATATATAGGCATATTAGCCACAGAATTTGGATTTATACCATATGAATTTAGTGAAGAGTATAAAAAGCCAAGTAGACGGAAACTATGAATAAAGCAGTATTAAGTAATAGAATATTTATGAATAGAACACAAGAGTTACATGATGCATTTGATGCAGAGTTAACTTATCATTTACCCTCTACAAGACCGGGAGTACCTGGCGAAACGGTGAATGATGTAACAAGAATTAATAAGAATATTCTAACAATTCCTATAGGTAGGCAGGATTTAATACCCGAAGATTATGAAATAGTAGATAAACGTATCCTCGCGCCGACCACCTTTCCTGAGTTCAGATTTGAATTACGTGAAGACCAGGTTGAGATTTATGATATGTGTGATGATAACACATTGATACAGGCTAATCCAAGTTGGGGTAAAACCTTTATGGGAATTGCTTTAGCTAGGAAACTTGGTCAGAAAACATTAATCATAGTACATACTAAGAATTTACTACAGCAATGGATATCTGAGACTAATAAATGTTTAGGTATAAAGCCCGGAGTTATAGGAGATAAACAGTACCATACTGATGCTTCTATAGTAATTGGAACTATGCAATCTATACGTAATAGGATGCCTGATTTAATAAGTATGTTTGGTACTATAATAGTTGATGAATGTCATCACGTTCCAGCTACCGTTTTTAAAGGGATACTTGATGGATTTAGGGCAAGATATAAAATAGGATTAACAGCTACACCATGGAGAAAAGATGGGCAACATGTCTTACTATATAATTACTTTGGTGGAGACTACGCAACATTTATAGCTAAAGACAATAATAAAGTAGACCCTACAATAATATTAGTTGATTCACAAATTAAGTTGAATTCTAATGCAATGATACCTTGGGCAACAAGAGTTAATGAGTTGTATGACAACCCTAGATATATGGAGTTAGTATTAAATCTAACACAAATACAGGCGGAGAAAGGTCATCTAGTATTGTGCGTTGCTAATAGAGTAGAGTTTCTAAAGCAAATGTATGATATACTAGAGGATTCCTTTCTAGTTATTGGTGAAACAGAAGATAGAGATTTCTTAGGTAGTGGTAAGAGAATTTTATTAGGTACAGATAAGATATTCTCAGAAGGAGTTAATATTCCCCCTCTTAGTTCATTAATAATAGGTATGCCCTTAAATAATCGAGGATTATTAGAACAACTAATAGGTAGGATTAGTAGAATTCATAAAGGTAAAATGCATCCGGAAGTATTAGATATAATTCTTGGAGGTAAAACGGGTAAAAATCAATCTGTACAAAGAATAAATTTTTATGCTGAAAAGAATCTTAAAATGGTAAACATATGATAAAATTTAATTGGGATAATATAAAGAAATACACAAAGAATGATATTCCTAAAATACTGGATTATTTTTCTAATGTATATGTTTTACAGGGTACAATGTACAATTACCTTACAGAACATAAATGGGCGGCTAACATCTATAATGATAAAGCCCCTAAAAATGATTATATATTAGATATAAATGCATTATTAGCAAATGAAGAAAATGCTACACAGGAAGAACAATATGTGTACATAGACTTAGCTAGTAAGCGTGACATATTTACATACTATAATACAAGAGGCAACGTAATATTTTTACCTAGTTGGAAAGTGGAAAAATATTATAACATTAACGCGTTAAAAACTAATAGATTATTAACTATTGATTCAGATAATATATATTTAGTTTATGAAGGAGAAGATTAAAATGGGTGTAAGTTTTGGAAGTGCACACGGTTCTGCTAAAAAGAACAGTTTAGAATACATTAAGTTAGAGTTTGGTGAAAATGAGTTTAGAATGGTTGGGGATTTACTTCCTCGTTATGCATATTGGAAGCAGTTAAGTTCTGGGGGCAATACTTTTAGTATTCCTGTAGAATGTTTATCTTTCAATAGAGAGAAGGAAGAGTTTGATAACTTAGAGAAAGATTGGTTTAAGCATTATTTTCCAAAGGAAAAGTGCGTTTGGTCTTATGTAATTCAAGTATTAGATGAAGATGATGTAAAACTTTGTGGGTTAAAGAAGAAATTATTTGACCAAATTCAGACTGCGGCTGAGTCCTTAGGTGATCCTACTGACTTAGAAACTGGTTGGTCTGTAAAGGTTAATAAGAAAAAGACTGGACCTAATGTTTATAATGTAGAATATGAACTATTACAGCTTAAACTAGAGAAGGTAGCTTTAACAGATGCTCAAAAAGCCACACTAGATGAAAAGATGAAGTCAATTGATGAGCTTATTCCTCGTCAAACTCCAGAACAGCAAAAAGCTTTTATTGAGCAAGCTTGGTTTGGTGACAAAGAAGAAACTAATGTAGACAGTGAGGCAATTGACGAGTTAGATATTAACGAAGACGTTCCTCAGTAATACTTATAGGCAGGTTAGTGCTGCAGGACAGTGCTTACTCTATCTGGGGCTATAGACCCTTTGTGAGCGGACGCTCCCCAATGGCGGGGACTGCAACCAAGCGGCTAACCTGCCTTCTTTGGAGAAAATATGAGAATACTATTCAGCGCGGACTGGCATATTAAATTAGGCCAAAAGAACGTACCACGTGAATGGCAAATGAATAGATATAAAATGCTTTTTAAAAAATTACATGAACTAGAAGAACAAGTAGATTTGCATATTATAGGTGGTGATATATTTGATAAATCACCTAAGCCTCAAGAATTAGCTTTATACTTTGAATATGTAAAAGGTGCAAAAATTGAAACATTTATATTTGATGGAAATCATGAAGCAACTAGAAAAGGGCATACCTTTCTAAAGTTTTATGCTAATGCTACTCACCATATAAATGATAAGGTTTGGATATTAGATGGTATACAAGACTTGTATGGAATAGATTTTATACCATATACACATCTGAAAACATTTAATCCTGCGGACTTCAAAAATGATATATTATGCACACATGTTAGAGGTTCTATACCTCCACATGTTATACCAGAAATTGACTTAGGTAAGTTAAGCCGCTGGAGAACAGTATTAGCCGGTGATTTACATGCTTATGAAAATTCTCAACAGAATATTATATATCCAGGGAGTCCTTTATCTATAACTTTCCACCGAAATCCCGTTAAAAATGGTGTAATATTGATGGAAACAGAAAGTAAAGAAACGGAATGGGTAGACTTAAAATTACCACAGTTAATTAGAAAAACAGTAGATAATGCAGATGATATTGTAGAAACAGAATATGACCATACAATTTATGAAGTAACTGGAAATATTGTAGAATTATCTGGTATTGATACATCTTCGGATTTGATTGATAAAAAGATAATTAATAAAGCATCAGAGAGTGCACTAAATTTAACTAATATATCTAAGGAAGAAGAACTTAGGTTATACTTACACAAAATAGTAAAGCTATCTGATGAAGATATAGATAAAGAAATAGGAGTATTTAATGATTACTATAGCAGGATTAGTTTGGGATAATTGGTTTTCATATGGAGAAGGTAACTTCTTACAGACTGATGATTCTAAAGTTACCCAGATAACTGGAGTTAATGGAACAGGTAAAAGTTCTATTCCTGTTATTATAGGTGAAATACTATATGGGAAAAATAATTTAGGTAAGTCTAAAAATAAACTTTTTAATAGATACCTAAGTACAAAGCATATATTTGCAAATCTTGAGTTTATGGTAGATGATGATAAATATGCTGTAACATATGATAGAAAAAGTACTTTAAAACTAACGCTACATAAGAATGATATAGATATATCTTCACATACAGCAACAGAAACATATAAAACTATCGCATCTATATTAGGATATGAATTTAATACTTTTTGGAACCTAATATATCAATCTTCTAAAGATGGATTGGATTTTCTTACCGCAACAGACACCACGCGAAAAAAGTTTCTTGTAAAATTATTCAAACTTGATGAATACGTTATCATACATGAGTTTTTTAAGAAAGAAGCGAATAATAAAAATACAGAAATGCTCGTTGAAAAAGGTAAACTAAGTGTTGTTAATTCATGGATTGAAGAAAATAAAAAAATAGATTTAACAGAAATGCCTTTATTACCTATTCCAAATATAAATAAAAAAGATATAAATAAACTGGCAAATCTAAAGAGCAAACTTCAAAATATTCATGAAATCAACAAAAAAATAAATTATAACGAACAATTAAAATCTATTTTGGCAAACTTAGATACTAGTATCTTATCCGAAGAAATTATTATTCCAGACAATAAAAAAGAATTAGATGATGAAAAGAAACAACTATGGGACTATATTAGTAGCTGCGCAACGCATATAAAAACAAACTCTGATTATATTATTAAAATAGAGAATTTATCTGATAAATGTCCTACTTGTGAACAAAATATTGATATTGAGTTTTTAAGGGGATTAATAACTAATAGTACTAAAATAATCGCAGATAATGAAGAACGAGAAGCTATGTACCGTGCTAGAATACAGGTTATAGATTGTCAACTGTTACAAATAGTTGGTGCCTATAAACAAGTAGCTAAGAAAAATAAAATAAGTGAAGAATTAGCAGATTTGTTAGCAAAAATAGATAATGATTTACCTACAAAAGTAGAAGTAGGTTCTGATATTCAAGATGAAATAGATGTAATAACATTAAAAATTTATAAGGTAGAACAAGATATAATTAATATAAGTGCGGAAAATTTAAAAGCTGGAGCACATAATGCTAAAATTAAAGTAGTAAAAAATCAATTAATAGAATATAAAGCCACTAAATTAACGTTAGAAGAAAGTATTAACGAAGTTCAAGAACTTATTACTCATTTAACAGTACTAAAGAAAGCATTTAGTACAAATGGTCTAATAGGCTATAAAATTGAAAGTTTGAGTAAAGAACTTGAAGACCAAATAAATATATATTTAGCTGAACTATCTAAGGGTAGATTTCAATTAAGATTTACTATTTCAGGTGAAAAGTTAAATATAGATATTATTGATGATGGCAATAATGTTGGAGTTGAAGATTTATCTGCTGGTGAATTAGCTAGAGTTAATACTTCTACTCTATTAGCTATAAGAAAATTAATGGCGGCTATATCATCAAATAAGATGAATATCTTATTCTTAGACGAAATTACTGGGGTATTAGATGATGAGGGTAAAGAAGTATTAATAGATATACTAAATGAAGAAACAGAGTTAAATACATTCTTAGTTTCCCACGAATTTACCCACCCACTAATTCCTCAGATAAATATAATAAGAGAAGGTAAATTATCTAAGATTGAGGACTAATGGTAGATAGTAGACAAAAAGGAGCACGTGCAGAGGCAGCAGCCAAAGGGTTATTAAAAAAACATACAGGATTAGATTGGCAAAGAACTCCCGGTTCTGGCTCCCTAAATGCAGCTCATAAATTAAAAGGTGATTTATATATACCAGATGCTAAAAATAAATTCTGTGTAGAAGTAAAACACTATAAAGACGACCACTTAACAAGTAAGATTATAACTGATAAAAGCCCACAACTATTAAAATGGTGGGAACAAACAATTAGACAAGGAAAACAAACAGATAGAGTACCATTACTTTTATTTAAGTTTGATAGAAGTAAATGGTTTGTAGCCTTTACCAGTGGTGCATTAAATAAAGATTATGGTATTATAGGAGAGTATAAGTATATTACAATAAATACTTATGATACTATTATAAATATAGCCAAGCTTGAAGAATGGTTAGAGCAAGAGGATCTAGAATGGATTTTATGAAATCAAAGGGTTCAGATGCAAGTAAGTTTGAAAACTTATTAATTGTAGATGGATTAAATCTAGCCTTTAGATATAAGTATGCAAATAAAAAACAATTTGCAGATGAGTATATAAATACAGTTCAGTCTTTAGCTAGATCGTATGAAGCTAAAGATATAATAGTACTTGGTGATGGTGGTTCAATTTATCGCGAAGCGATATATGCTGATTACAAAGGAAATAGAAAAGAACTAAGAGCTAAACAAACAGAGCAAGAAGAACAAGACTTTAAAGACTTTTTAGAAGAATTTAATAAAACATTTAGAATACTTGATGAAATATGTTATACTTTTAGATACAAAGGAGTAGAAGCAGATGATATAGCAGCTTACATAGTTGTTAAACATCATAAAGAATATGAACATACATGGTTAATAAGTTCTGATAAAGATTGGGATTTACTTATAAAACCAGATGTTTCTAGATTCTCCTATGTAACTAGAAAAGAAATTACACTAGAAAATTGGAATACACACTATAGTTACGAACAGGAAGACCACATAAGCGTTAAGGTTCTCATGGGAGATAAGGGAGATAATGTGCCCGGAGTTAGTGGAGTAGGAATTAAACGTGCAGAATCATTGGTAAAAGCATACGGTTCAGCATATGATATATATTCCATGCTACCAATAGATAGTAAATATAAATACATTCAAAATTTAAATGAGTTTGGTGATAGGTTATTAACAAACTACGAACTCATGGACTTAGAGACGTATTGTGGGGAAGCAATAGGTGAAAACTTAGACGACCTAGATGCGACATTAGAGGAACTAAAGTAGTGCCATATATAAGATATACAACAGACAATGATGAATGCGTACCCTATAAAAAACATAGGTATGATGCAGGATGGGATTTACGCTCAAATATAGAAACATTTACCTTAGCACCAAATGGTAAAGTTGAAATAGATACAGGATTAAAAATGGCTATCCCAAGAAACTATGTAGGCTTAATAATGCCTAGAAGTGGATTAGGCTGTAAATATAGAGTAGGATTAGCGAATACCGTAGGAGTAATTGATGCTGATTATAGGGGCGAAGTAAAAGTCATACTAGTAAATGATGGGCATCAAGAAATAGAAATTAAACAATATGAAAGAATATGTCAACTATTGATTGTTCCAGTAGTATTACAATCAATGCGAAGAGTTGGACACTTAGGTGAAACTGCCCGCGGAGACGGGGGATTTGGTCACACGGGGACAGAATAATGAAAACTATTACAATTAAAGATTCAGGTAATGGATTCTTTTTTGAATATGAAGATATTGAAGAAGATATTAGAGTTATGGATGTAGGTTTTATGTATACGGCGGAAGAACTAGCAGCCCTTATACATGATAAGTTTGGAGATTCTGAATAATGGGAACATTTAAAAAAGCTTATGTAAAAGCAGAAAGAGATACCAAAATAACCCTAGTGATGGATGAAGCAACTGCATGCGATGTATATCTACACTTACATCCCGCGTATATTCCAAATGAGTGTGATATAGTTAAAAAGCAAATTAGAAAAGCTTTAGGATATGAGCCCCTAGAGGCACCCAACCTATAATGGATAGTATCTGTGTAACTTGGATAGATTCTGAAAAGAGATATAGAATAACTATATTAATACCTGGTAGAGACTTAATAACACATTATGCAGCAGATATGCAGATGGTGATAGATATAATAGAAGAGGAAGAAAATGCAGCCTAGTGTAAGAGCAGAGATAATAACGCGTAGAACATATAATAGACCACTAGATGAAGAGAATTTAATATTTGAAGATTGGTTTGAGACAATAGATAGAGTAATAGGCCATCAAAAATGGTTGTGGGAAAGAGCATTAACTCATAAAGTATTGAGAGATATGCCATTACATGATGTTACTGAAAATATGCAAGAATGGGTGAGTCTTAAAGATGAACAACTGTATGAATTAGAAGTACTTAGAGACATAATGTTAAAGAGAGAAGCTCTACCAAGTGGAAGGACTTTATGGCTTGGTGGAACTAGCGTATCTAAGAAAAGAGAAGCCAGTCAATTTAACTGTGCTCATACTAAAGTTGAAACAGTTTATGATGCAGTTGATATATTTTGGTTATTATTACAAGGATGTGGTGTAGGATTTACCCCCACTAAAGGAACACTAACGGGGTTTAGAAAACCTATACCAGAAATAGAGGTGATTAGAAGTGAAAGAACAGGAAAAGGTGGAAACGAACATAATGTGGAACACTTCACAGATGGTGTCTGGACAATTAGAGTTGGTGATTCCGCGGAGGCTTGGGCTAAGTCCATTGGTAAGTTATTGGCGGGAAAATACAAAGCGCGTAACTTGGTGTTTGACTTCTCTGAAATCAGACCGGAAGGAGAACGGCTTAAAGGTTACGGTTGGATATCTAGTGGAGATGGGCCAATCAGTAGAGCTTATCCAGCTATTGCTGGAATTCTCAATAAACGAGCTGGAGCGATACTTACCAAGATTGATATCCTAGATATTGGTAATTGGTTGGGAACAGTGCTGTCCTCGCGCCGAAGTGCAGAAATTGCATTGGTTGAGTACGGAAGTGATGAGTGGAAAGAGTTTGCTAGAGCTAAGATTAATTGTTATGAAGATGGGTATAAGCACAGACAACAGTCTAATAACTCATTAGTATTCTTTAATAAACCAACTAAGAAACAATTATCAGAAGTATTTGATATGATAATAAAACATGGTGGTAGTGAACCGGGCTTTATTAATGGTGAGACGGCTAAGAAACGAGCACCTTGGTTTAGTGGTGTTAATCCTTGTGGAGAAATACTACTACCAAATAAGGGCTTCTGTAATCTAGTAGAAACTGCGGTATCTAAGTTTAGTGATAATATGTCGGGCTTATTTGAAATAATGCCATATATCGCACGAGCTAATTATAGACAAACATGTGTTGATTTTAGGGACGGAGTACTACAAGAGTCTTGGCATTTAAACAATGAATTTTTAAGACTATGTGGAGTAAGTTTTACTGGTATTGCCCAGAGAGATGATATATCTGAATATGATTGGAAATGCTTAAATAGAGTAGCTACACAAGCTGCTCAAGAAATGGCAAAAGAACTTGGTACACAAAGACCTAAAAATACAACTACTGGTAAACCTAGTGGAACACTTTCTAAAGTTATGGATACTTGGGAAGGAATTCACAAAGCACTAGGACGTTATATCTTTAATTGGGTTAACTTCGGGCAGAGAGACCCACTTGTTGATAAATTAAAAGCAGCAGGATATAGATGGATACTACACCCATCTGAAAAAGAAAGTATATTATTCTGTTTACCAATAGATAATGGAAACTATTTTGATAGAGTGGAAGTAAAAAGAAAAGATGGTTCAACAGAAACTCTAGATATAAATAAAGAATCAGCAATAGACCAATTAGAACGATATAAGAAGTTACAGCTTTATTACTGTGATCAGAATATGTCAAATACAATTAGTTACGATATATCTGAAAAGGATGATATAGTAAATTGGATTCTAGAAAATTGGGATATATATGTTGGAGTAAGTTTTCTATTTAGAAATGACCCAACACTTAGTGCCAGAGATTTAGGCTTTGAATATTTACCTCAAGAAGTAGTAACTAAGGATAGATATGATGACTATATTAAAACACTGAAAGAAATAGATTTCGAGGGCACAGAAAGCTTCGAAGAATTAGAACTAGACGAATGTGCTAGTGGAGTCTGTTCAGCAAAGTAAAAATAGTTCTTGACATTCATACTATTTTTTGATATAATATTTATATAAACTGAGAAAAGGAGAGATAGTATGGGTGGAATTTTTGATTTTGTAGGTAATGATGATATTGACTTTGATTTTTATGATGATGCTTATTTTTCATCAAGTACAACTAACTTAGATATTGATAGTGTAGTAAATAATACTGTAATTAATAATACGTACATTACCAATACTGCGGATATGGATATGTTTCTAGAAGAGATAGATGGTATATTTGAAGCAGTCGCAGAAGGTATGTGGTGGTATTTCTTTTAGACGAAGAAAAAAGGGGCGCAAGCCCCTTTTTTATTCTACAGCTTTTATTAATGCTTTCTTTCCATCCCTACACTCTGCGTAAGTGGAATCTGCGCCACCTTTCCACAATAGTATAGAATTAGTATCACCTTTTTCTAACTCAGGTAAGTTTTCATCACACTCTTCTAAAAGGGAAGGAGTAACATTAGTTTTAGTGAAGATTGAACAGCTTAAGTTCATCATCAGTAAGACCAGGCCTAGTAGGATTATTTTCCACATACTTCTTCACCTCCTTATATTTTTTAGCTTGCGCTTCCTCACGCTTCTTCTTTAGCTTTATAGCTTCTTCTTCCGCTTTATGAATTATTTCTATAGCTTCTACTTGAGCTGCGGCTTCTAATAATTTGCAAGCTTTCCAACCAGAATAACTACCTGCACTAAATGCAACAGTAGCTATAATAATATAGATTCTGTAACTTGATAGAAATCCTAATAGTTTTAACATTTACTTCTCCACGTATCTCTGGCTAACATTAGCGGCGCCATATAATCCCAATATTAATCCCATTGCGGTAATAAATTCTCCACCACCGAGAAAACCAGTGAACAAGGCTACTATAGTAGATATACTAAAAAGCATTGCAATAGCAAATTTTCTTTGTAACATAAGACCATTTAATAGTTGCGTCATTCTACTATCTCAAAATGTACCAAATCATTAAATGTTTGATCTTTATAATCTTCATCCATATCCCAATCCCCACCAAAACGAATTTTAACTCCAGCTTCCGCAGCTTCATAAAATATAAGGGCTTTCAATTCATAAAACTTTACTCTGTCACGCCAATCTTCACCCCAATTTTCAGGAATTGGCCAAGGTGCAACATCTACAGCTAATGAAGGTTCGCTGTTATGTTTGCTTTCTGGCCACATAAGTTTAGATTTTCCATTCCAGTAATATTCATTTTGCTTTTCTTCTGTTCTATGGCCCTCTAGTACAGTACAATCAAAACGCTTAATTACACGCAGTAATATTCTTTTTAATCTGTGGTCGCAAGTTTTTAATCTATTTATAGATCTTTTACTAAAGTTAGGCATTATAATCTTCTCCATGGGTGAATAAGTACTGTCATTCCCACCGCTTTATCTTTTTGAGGTTCTGGTCTTAATTTCCAACCAGTTCTAATTTCTAAACATTTATCCATAAAACCATATTCATAAATTAAGTAGAATCCTGTTCTCCATCCAGACTGAACAAAATGCCAACCACCCATATCTGGGTCGTCATCGACTCTATAATCTCCAATATATGTCTTTTCTAAGTTTAAACCATTCAAATAAAACGGCCAAATACGTTGTAAGTTATTTACAGGATTCCTCAGCGCCGTCCAACGATATTGATTCCAGCATGTTCCGGGTCTACCATCACATCTTTCATATCTCCACCATCCTCGCTTATCCCCTAAAGTACCATCTCGATCATTATCCCATATCCATGCCCACTTAGGTAGGTGTCGCTCAGCCCACAGTAATCTACCCCCCTTATCCATAATTATAGAATTAAGACTACCAATTCTAGCAAAGGGTAATGCCGCAGCGACGGCTACATAGCCTAATAAAGTTAATGAGTACTTAACTAATGCTATTGGCAATATAGTTACTAAGTGTATTAGTATATATTTAATCATGTTGGCCACCCTGTATCTGTAGTTGGGTCATAAGCATTTAGTTGGGCTTCTGTAGCACTTTCAGCTGCCCCAATTCTAGCTCTAGCATATACATAAATATCTTTTACTAGTATCATATCTGCACTTGCAGAACCAGTATTAAGCATTGGCCATAACTCTAGTATTAAATTTACCATTTCTATAGTGCTAATTGCTGGAACTATTTCACTAATACGACGTAGGCCTTCGGCCTTTGTTTGTTCAATTTTATTATCCCTCAATACTGATATTCGTTCGATATCTGGTTGTATATACTCACGCCACGATACTCCCCCATATGTAACTACTTCTATATCTGGTTCACTAGTTACTACTCGCACTAAAACAATATCGCTACCATCTAATACTTCTATAATCATAAACTAACTCCTCTATACCAACCATCTGCACCATCATAACCTGTTGCAGCACCTAATCCTCCCGGGCACCAAAAAGCCGGAGTTCCTATGGTAGTTTCTGCTGCAACTATAATTGCACCTCCACCCCCTCCACCACTATAAGCACCAACTGCATTTCCTCCGGCAGAACCAAAACTAGAACCAGTTAGGGTTATTGTTGGTGCTATAAGTATAATTACACCACCACCATTTCCACCAATTCTAAGATATGAATTTCCACTTGCTCCACCACCTCCCCCTTCAATACCCGGCATAGCAGATATTGCACTACCTATAGCTCTAGTAGATTGGGCAGTCCCTGCCTGTGCTCTAACTGTCCTAGCATTGGCGAAAGTTCCCCCACCATAACCACCATAGAGATTGTTTCCCCCACCACCAGCACCACCAAAGATACCATTATCTCCATTGGCAAAAGCTCCTCCGCCTCCGGATGCTCCCATATAGTCTGCATTAACAATACTACCATTACCTATAATTATAGAGATTGTTGCCTTAATAATTAAGGGTCCAGGATTATTTACTAAAATATCATAACTATTAGCTATTTCATAAGTAGTAAAATTATAGACTCCCGGCTCTACAGTCCAATCTGCTGAATTATCAAGTTGAGCACCATCAGATCCGTCTCCATAATTAAAAAATGCAGATATTGTGCGTTTTTTAAAGTAATCTTGAACAGCTTTCTCGGTAGGTATTTTAGTATCTGTTGAACCAACTGTAGTTACAATATCAGTAATCTCATTTCCTGCATTAACTTTTAAGGAACCAATATCAGCCACATCACTTAAATATAAAGCCCTGAATCGTTTAGCTTCACTATCCGAACCCAAATCCCAAGTATTTGTATCATGTGGTGTAATATGTTCTTTTGTATCTGCATTAAATGTAATTAGGGTAGTCTCATCGTCACCTAAAACTATATTTCTGTGTAATGTAACTATAGTACCAGTACTGGAAATAGCTTGGTAAAAGTTATCTACGGCTTGTAAATCTACATCTTGTACATTAGAAGCTGCTAACCCAGCTATTAACTTAAAGTCAGCTGTAACTACACCTGCAGTATAAAGTTGATTCAATTCACTAGCAGTAGTATTTACTATACTACCATTAATTTTTAATCCATCTGTATCTATATCAATAGAAGTCAGTGTGCCGGTATCACTTAATATTACTGCTTTACCATTAACAACAGCACCTTTTATTGCATTTTCTAGATACCCTAATTCATCTGCATCTAATGTAGTACCTGAACTTATAAAATTACCAAGAATACTTAAATGATTAAGTCCAGCCATGTTATTTGAATTATCTAAGGTAGCAGTACCTCCTTGAGATTCTTGAATTCCTCTATTATCACCAGTACTCTCATTATCACCACCACCACGAATTAAAGCATTATCAGAAATAACCGCTTCAGCTGCTGGAACATGATTACCTGCAGGCATACTTGCTGTTGCATCTTGTAATGCATTAACATCAGCATTAACAGCACCAATAAATGCTTCTATCTTTGTTGGATAATCTACCTCATTACTAATGGGTATATATACTAAATAACTTGCCATTTCTTTTTCTCCTTATCCATATGATTTTACAATAACTATACCATTAGCACCAGTACCACCAATACCATTTATTATATTCTGCGTATTTATACCATTTTTAGCTATTACTGCTCCACCCCCTCCACCACCAAAACCTATACCTGTTGGTCCAAGAATAGCTATCAAAGGATCTAACGAATCATAGTGAAGATTTTGTATAGCAGAAAGTGGTGAAAATCCCCCGCCCGCCATACCTCCTTTTGCTAAAGTAAATCTTATTTGATTTTTGCTGCAAAAAGTAGTTGATGTTTCAGAATATTCACCATTACTACTTAATGTACCAAGAATAATTATATCCCCAGAATTATGAGTAGAAGGATTAGGTCCACTAGATAAAATAGTTATTGAGGAAACTGAAGTATCTCCACTACCCCCCAAAATTCCTCCAGAGGCCCCAACAAAATGTACTCCAGCACTACCAAAAAGACTTTCCCCCCCACTTACGGCGGGTACTGTAGTAAATGGTTGCCCACCGGTACCACCACCACCAACAGTTACAGATACATCAGTAGTAATACCAATACTATCCATATCTAAAAAACTATAGGCCATAGAGCCGCCCCCTCCCCCACCTGAAAAAATTAAAGTCGCTGAGGTACCACTATAATTTACTCGAGCATAGCCTCCCCCTCCTCCGCCCCCAACACACCAAACTTCTAATAGCTTTGCATTAGTTGGTTTAATCCACGTATTTGCTCCCGATGTAGTAAATATTTGAACATCTATTAATCCCCTAGAACTAGCGGCTACATGGTCGGAAATTGCTTTTTCTGTAAGTACTTTAGTATCCCCCGGTACACCTCCCATAGACGTAGAGATTTCATCAACTGTAGCACCACTACCCCCTACCGTAATTGCTTCTATATTTGGTATATAGGCTGTACCACTCATATAAAAATCTGTAAATTCTTTTCCAAACCCGCCCAAGTTCCAATCTGAACCTACAGCTGGTGTAATATGCCCAACAGTATCCCCAATAAATTCAATAGTATTTGTACTATTAGTACCCAATAGTACATCTCCCTGAAGGTTAGTGTTCCCTGTGGCTTCTAGAGTACTAAATACCCCCGCAGCCTCAGCTGTAGTACCAATAGGGGTATCATTTATTACATCTATAATTGGTGTAGTTATAGTTGGGGTATTTAATGAGCAACTGGAATCCAATATTTTTTCTTTTAAGTCTTGAACACTTTCAGTATCTACTATATGTCCTGCACCATTTGCACCTATCTCAGCGCCAGAAGTTGTTATTTCACCCGCCGCTGTAGATTTTATTAATACTTCATTTAAATCTCCAGAACCAGAACCAGGTGTTACTAATGCGGCTTTTGTATCTGTTTTATCAGATTCTGTAGTTAAATCCGTACCAACAGTAATTATAAAATTCTCTATTTTTGTTGGATAATCTGTTTCATTATCATCCGGAATATACTGTGTATAATTAGTATAATCTGTCATTATACTTCCTCCAATTCATATTTAGATTTAAAATAGCTGCATTGAAATTCAGTAAACTTAGGTACTTTAGTAATCTTTGCTATGGCACTATAATCTATTTCTCTATCTTCATCTGTAGCATCTGAGAAGGCAGAAAAGTAAAAATCTAACCTTAATCCTACAGCCCTAAACTTATGTTGTAATATTATTCTATCTGCTTCTGATATAACGCTAAAATCGAAAGTAAACTTTCTAAATGGTATAGCACTATCTGATCTTAGAGTTCCTGCTTGAGTTCTAAATTGTGTAGTATTTTCTATCCATTGTAATGTATGTCCAAAAGATAAGTTATAAGTAGGCTCTATATAATCACCTATAAATATTCTACCTGTATCTAAGAAATCTATTACAGCTGCTTCAGCATCTATATCTATTTTAAAACTCCATGCATCATCATAATCCCCCTTATCTAGCCATATTACATAATTAGTAGCGGGGTCAAAAGGCTCCACTCCTTCAGCAGTAGGCACCCAGGTTCCTTGTCCCCAATTAAAATTATTCCAACCAGTTAAATTAGAACCAGCATCTGATGCAGAAATAGTACCTGTTATAGCTGGAGCTATTAAAGTTGTATAATCATTATCAGAATAAAAACGTATCTTATAAGTAGTATCTTCTGGCCAATTATGTCTACCAAATACTATTGCACTAATATCCTTAGCCGATGAAAAGGTACCATATACTTGAAATCCTACATCATCATTAATAGTATCTCCATCTGTATCAACCGGTTCAGTTCTAGCAAATTGAGATCTAGAAATATTTTTTAAATTTGTGCCTGGTAATGTTGAGAAAAATCCATTATCATCTATGGTAATAAACCCATTTGTTTCTGAAGCTAAATCTAAAGCTATTCTAGTTTTAGATGCTACTTCATCTGAGGTATCCCCAACAAGAATAGATATCTCAATACCAGTTCTAGAACCAACAGGACCTGGATCAGAACTTGCTCCTGTATTATACCAAACATAGAAATCTTTGGTAGGGTCAGCAGAGGGTGTATCAAACATCCAATATGTACCATCTAATAAAGTTCCAGCAACAAATAATATGCGAGTACTCTCTGCAACTCCGGGATACCCTGTTACAGGATTAATTCCATTAGCTAATCTAGTGAAAGTAAAACCGGTATTCACATCTACTGTATCCGCTGCTGTCCCTACATTTACATTAGTAAAAACCATTTTATCTAAGTAAGATGCTTTAACAGCAGCAGAATCATAAAAGTTATCCAATATAAATCTTATTTTAGCCATTATAACCAAACCTCTAAATTTATTCTATTTTTTGTAGGAAATTGTTCCATACCTATTATCATACCCTCTAATCCCCATTTAAACCCATATCTAGGATATTTAATATTTACTATATCTCCTATATTATAAGTAAAAGGAGATGTTGTAGTTTTAAGCTTATATACAAAGCGTTTCTTTTGTCTAATTGCCAATCTTCTAACTAATTCAGTTTGTGTATTAATTACATCCCAAAATAAAGTGGGAAATAATTCATTATCAGTAGGTATAGGATATTGATCTTCTGCAAATAATGTATTATTATCCCCTATTACTTCTGAAAATTCAGTAGTATAACTATGTACAAGATTTAATTCGTCTTCTGCTTCTACAACAGTACCTGCAATACTAGATTCATCTTGTATTGTCCAATTCTTTTTATATCCAAACCTCATACTATTTACAGGATTTTCCATATCACCTATAGTGAATCCATGTTGTTCAACACTATCAGTACTAATATAAAAATCTGGTGTTAATCCCTTAGGCTCTAGTATTACTTTAATTTGTAGTTTACTAATATTATTTATTCTATGATAACCACCGGAAGAAGATACTATTTGTTTTATAAGTTCTTGTACAATAGGTTCTGTATGCGGATCAACATATAAACCTAATGGATAAGTATTTGCAAAAGGTGTTTCTCCATTAATATCAAAACAAGGATAACATATATCCTCATTTGTTAAACTTGTTTTTTCTAGTACTAACCATTCTACTAAATGAGCAGTACTATAAGGTACTATAGTAGTATCTTCTAAATACCCAGTGCCTCTATCAATACATCCAACCACATCACAAGTTATTTGTGTACTGTGTGGGTGATCAAGTAACCTTATTGCAGAACCTGTAACTCCATCACCATTATCTATGCTTAATGCTAATTCATACTGATTATTTGCTAATGCTACACCATCTGCACGTACTTCTGTAACTTCTTTAATACTTTTTTCATGTATCAAATACACATGATTAAATGAATCAATCATTATTGGACTAATATTAAAAACTTTACCTAAGCATATAGGTATATTATTATTTATTACTCCTTCAGGTATTACCCTATTAGGAACAGAATATGCCCTATCCTCCGTATCCCTAGTTCCAGAAATATCCCCAACAAAAGTAGGGGCAGCAGCATTTAATAAATCTTCTACATAACTACTAGTTATTTTATCATTTTGAGCTGGAACATTTAGTATTTCTTGTTTGTCTCTAATTTCCATAATAATTTTATGTTGTTGTGTAGAAGTTATTTTACTAGTTATTCCATCTAATATAATTCCAAATGCACTTCTAGGCCAACTAGGTTCACCCATATATATTCTTACAGTATGCCCTACCCAAGAAAAATTAATAAGTTCATCAAATTCTCCATCAGTATTTAAAACATCTAATGCACCTATAGCATCCGAATTATCAATACTTGAAGTAATTATTGGAATATTAGTTAATATATCTTCATAAGCTATATTTGTTAATACTTCTCCTAAGGAATTAATTGCAGCCTCACCCGGAGAAGTAGTATAAGGATGATTACTAAAGTAAAACATCTTCATACTTTCTCCATCGTGGTATTCTAACTCTACTAGAATAATTTTATGATTATCAGCCGCTAGCCAAGCATCACTAAATGCTGCATGTGTTGACATATTATACTATTCTCCTCAATGTTGGTGTTGTGATTATATTATTACTATTTGTAGTAGCAGTTCTAATTTCTTCGCCTTTAGTATTAGTAGTTGAAGTAACTGTTACTGCTTCTGAATCTCTAATAAATTCTGCTTGTGCAGCTGGAACTATCATTTCGCCTTGATGAATCTGAGCTATTTGATTGAATTGAACCTCTGGAGTTCCAGTTGCAAATGAATTCATATTAGTTAAAGCATTAAGTATTGGTATCCATGTAGTGTCATTTAAAGCTTGTAACTTATCAGTAATAAAATCTAAGTGTGTAGTTACTTCTATTCCTAGATTTTCAATTTCATAATTTAAAGATTCAGTATTTTGTGTATCTAATTCAGTTAGTACTGTTTCTAATACACTTAACTGATCAATAGTTTGTTGCTGTAAATCAGATAATATATTAGTTTGTTCTTCTGTAGCTAATGCTTCATCGGACAGACCTAATTTTTCTAATATATCTTCATCTACTGCCTCTAGCTTACCTATTACAGTATCAAATATTGCTTGAAACTGTGGTCCAATTGAAAAGAACTCACTTGATAAATTAAGTAGTAAATCTGCACTATCTAATAAATCTCCACGCGCTTTTTCAGATACAGCTGTATCTGTTGAAAATACATCAGTAAAGTTTTTGTCAAACCTACTTATAGCTAAATCTAATTGCTCAGCGTTAGTTAGTGGAGAAATATCTGAAAAGTTCAGATCTCTTAAGAAACCTTGAATATCTATAGAAAGAGTTTTTATATCTTCCATAGCTGCTTTTTCTATATTATATCTATCAATAACTGCGTCTTTTAAATCTTCAACTAATTGTATTTGTCCAGCAATATCCTCTTTATCAGGAACTATGTCACTGAAGGATACTAGAGAACCAAATAATTCCTCAAAATTAATTGCATCTTGCATATCTACTACGTTATCTGTAAAAGCAGAAAAGTCTATTGAAGTAGCTTTTAAACTATCTACTAGATTATTAAACATTTTATCTACTTTTAGACCTTGGAATACTACTTCATTCCAATTTGAAAAGCCTTTGACAACGGTCAACATTGAATCAGCAACACTGTCGAAACCATCTTTTAATAAATCAACAATTTCTTGATTAAACTCTTTTACTATTGCAAGTCTACGTAATCCAAATAACTGTTCTACTTGTTCTATATTACCACCAGATTCCCTAGCGTCTTTTAATGTATCAGCTAACTCAAAATCTAATTGTAAATTATCTAATTCTTTACCAAGTAATCCAAATAACTGTATTTGTCTTAGTATATCATTATCAAAGCTACTTAATGCATCATCTAAGTCACTTAGAGAATCTTCAATTATTCCTATAGCTGCGCCAACCTTAATAACAGTAGCAAATAAATCTGCTCCTTCAACACCTTCAAATGCTCCAACTGCTTTAGCTGAATCTACAAATGCCCTAAAATCAATCGCATTTATATCTGCACTTAGTGTGGTTGCTAAAGTAGAAAATCCAATATCTGTTACTTGAGCAGTTAATTCACCAATACCTCTACCAAGTGTTTCTTGTGCATTAGTTAAAGCTATTTGAGCTAATTCAGATTCTGACCATAAAGTTTGTGAGAACTGCTCAAATACACTATTAAATGCTTCTGGATTTGGAAAGTTGCCAATTAAAGCATCTTGCCATGCAGTTACAATAAGTAAACTTATACCCTCTGCAACACTAGAATCAATATCACCCACTAAGTCTCTAAAATTAAAATCAACAGTATCTAACGCATTCTGTAGTATTACAGACTGCGTAGTTAATCTTAATAATGTATCAGTTAATTCTTCTCCAGCCTGGGTAAAATTGGTTACCCAAGGGAGTACACTACCCACAACTTCATTACTTAAGTTGGAGAAGAAAGCTGCTATTATTTCACCTTGCTCTTCTGCCGTCTTACCAACTAACTCTAATTTTGTAGTATCAATATCAATATCATCTACACCAGAAAATAATGCACTTAAGTCTGTGTTTCCACCCCCTAAAGTATTAAATAAACCAATTAATACATTTAAAGTACTTGAAAATGCTTCATCTAATGCAGTTGTAAGTCTATCGCCAGCTTTTCTCGTGGCTAAAAATAATGTTGTATCTGTACCCCCACCAAAACCTAAGAATCCACTATCAGTTTCAGTTATCATTTGTAATAGAAATAGATTAACATCTTCTAATGTTCCAGCAATCGTATCCCCCACAAATTCTATACTTGCTCCAAGCTTTAAACCAGAACCTATTAAAGCAGCACTAGTTGTTTCATCACCAAAAAATCCAGGATCAAAATCAGTAAACTCTTTAAACCCAAATACTTCTAATAGATTTATATCTCCAAAATCACCAGCTTGTGAGAAGGAAGCACCACCAACAACTTTAAATGATTTATCTAAATTACGTACCGCAACTTGCAACTTTTCTGTTGCAGAGAATAATTCTGAATCTACAGCGATAAGTTGGTCTATTGAATCTATAAGTGCATTAGATTGCATAGTACCACCAACTATTCCGTGTGAACCAACTGATGTAGTGTAATCATCTTTTGCTTTATCTGCACCACTACTACCTTCACCACTACTTCCAAATGCTATCCCTGCGGCAGATAGTATACTACCAACAACTGCAGCCATGGCTGCCATTTTTGCAAAGGCTTCATAACCACCACCCTTTGCCTGATCTACAATAGCTAATGCGGCACTAACTGTAGCTAGTACTGTAGTAACTCCTGTTAATATTTTAGCTGCTTTAGTACCTTCCCCCATTGCAGTGGCCATGCCACCAAAAGCACCTTCCATTAATTTAAATTTATCTGATGCATCTAAATCAGAAATACTACCACCAGCCTCCTTAATTTTTGGCTGCATTTGTGCTAGAATAGTACCAAAATTTCCAAATCCTTCTGATATATTATTTCCTGTTTGTTTACCTATCTTAGATAAAGTAACCATTGATGCTGTAAAATTATCTATTTCTGGATTAGCAAATGCTTTCTGCATTTCATCTAGTATACCAGATAAAGGAGTAAGAGCATCTACCATCCCTTCTACTTCTTTTTTAAAGTCTTCAGCAAATTTTAACTCTACTGCTGCATCAGATAAGTCTTTCATTTTATCGGATAACTTATCAATTCCTTTAAGTCCAAGTTCTCGAGCTAATAATCTTTGTGCCTCTAACTTATGTTCTGCTAAAGTAGTTGCTTTAGTAACCTTTAAGTCTTCTAATTTAAATTTGTTAGCGCGTGTAAGATTAGCAATAAATTTATCGCTATATAGCATTATTTTTGACCTACCTAATGCATCCGTTAATGCTTTATCTGTTCTTAATATACCTAATGCTTCATTAGCTTTATCTAATTTATCTTGCTGAGATTTAGATAGTTCGGCTTCTTTACTTAGGGTATCTACTGTATATTGTGCTCTTTTCTGTTGATCCTCTATTTCTCTAGATCTAATCATTTCAGCTTTATCAAGTCTAGTATCTAATGTAAAATTAGTTTCCTTAAGTAATTCATTAGTTCTAGCTAATGCTGCATGTTGATCAGCTAATGCATCCACATTACCTATTCCAGCATCAATACCTTTGAAATTCATAGAAGCAAATAGTGATTTTATGGCTTCTGCTGATTTAACAGCTTCTAGATTTTTATTCACAAACTCTTGCATTGTTTCATTTTGAATACCTAATGCTGTGTATGAATCTTCTAAAGTTTTAACAAAACCTTCTTTTAAAGTTTTAGTAAGTGCTTGAAAACCAGGAATACCTAATCTAATAGCTTCTGCATTTTCAAATAAAGATTTTCTCTGCGCTTTCAATAAGCTAAGATAAACCTTAGATGCAGCTTGCTGATTTTTAAGTATATTATTTTCATGCCTAATTCTTTCACCAGCTATAGTACTTATACGAGCTTCTTTAGCTAATATTTCATCTGCACCTAATACATTTTTTGCTGCTTCTGGTGGAGTAGGAACATCTTCTGGTGTACTTGTAACTCTTCTTGACTTAGCTAATGCAGTTTCTAATGCTTTACTTTCATTCTCTAAATCAGTAATTCTTTGACTAGATTGTGATGATAAAGTATCGTAGAAATCTTTTTCTGCATCTGCTAAAGAACTTAATAATTGTAATCTATCTTGTAGTAATAAATTAGGTGCAGATAAGTCAAATGCAGCACGTGCACGTATCTTAGCAATATTTAAAGTAGCTGCTTCTACTTTAGCTAATATATCAACTTGTTCTTGTACTTTAATATTTATATCAGAAACAAGTAAAGATGAAGTTCTTCTATTGGCTAGTACATTGCCCTCTAACTGTTCTATTTTTGCTTGTAATGCTTCTTCTGTTGCATCATTAGAAGTTAAAATACCAAATCCTTTTTCTTCTTCTAATTCTTTCTTTAATTTTTGAATTTCCTTAGTAGCTGTTTGAGTATTGGAAGCCAGCGCAGATAAACCCTCTACTAGACCTGAAATACCTAGAGTAGATGCTTGAGCATCTGATAAGTTTGCAAAAGATGAAGCTAGTTGATCTAGTGATACCGCTCCATCTGCAGTTCTAAGTAATATATCATTAAGTGCTATTAGTGTAGACTGAGAAGCTGTTAACTTGGGTAATTTAGCTGTTGTATCATCTATAGCTTTTCCCAGTGCTTCAAATGTTTTCTTTATAGCTTCATTAGCTTCAAATGCAGTTTGTGCTGTTTTATTAAGTTCTTTTTCAAGTACAGATAACCTCTTTGCAGCTACTAAAGCTTCCTTTCCAGTAAGTTCTTCTATCTCCCCTAATTCTTCTAAAAATTTATTAATTTTAGGATCATCAATTTTTTGTAGAGCTTCCGCTTGTCCTTCTAATGCATCTTTAAAATTGTCTAATTGACCAAACCAAGTAACATCTACTATAGCATCTAATATTCCAAACTCTTCTGGCGCTGCTTCAATTAGTTCTTCTAATGCACTTGTTAACCCTCCTATTGAATTTTTTAATAATGTAGTTTTAGTAGTTATATTATCTACTGTATCTGGTAAATTCTTAAGTGTTTTATTATATCTATTAAAAGCTTTATTAGCTACATCTGCAGAACTTTCGGAATTTTCAATTGCATCATTAAATGCTTCTAATGCGTCAACATCTCTAAATAAATCAAGTACCCAAGTTACTACATTTTTTAATAATGTAAAAGCTACTAATAATTGACCAATAAGAGGTATAGCTTTTAAAAGCCCACCAAAAGCACCTGTAAGTAAAAATATTCCTTTGGACGCAGTTTTAGTTGCAAAACCAATTGCATCTGTAGCTTTAGCTGTTTGATTTAATGTATCCCTAAATATCTTATAATTAGGGATTAACTTTAGTAACCCACCTTCTTGACCTTTAAAAAATCCTTCAATACCAGCACTTTTCACTTGTCCCATTCTAGTTGAAAAGTTGGCCCAAGCAAGCTGTCCCATTGCAAGGTATTTATTTTGACTAAGTAATCCTGCATTAACTCCGGTTATAGTTTCTATTGCCACTCTGGCAGATTTATTAACATCTACTATTGCATCTCTCTGCCTTAACCAAGAGTCGGAACCTATATCTTGTCTCTTTTGTAAATTAATTAAAGCTTGATCTGTAGTTTTAACTACTTTGTGCATGCTTTCTAGTCGTGTTTTACCACCAACTGCATCTGCTTCTATTTGTGCAAATAAAGACTTACCTAACGCAGCCTTTGAACCCTCTGCTAAATCTTCAACTAATTGTACTTGTTTTTGTCTTACTATTTCAACTGCTTCTGTAGATTCTTTAGCTGCTGCTGCAAACTCTTTTAATGCTTGAGTACCTGCGGCACGAATAGCATTTCTAGCTATACTTTCATTAATAGTTTTCTGGGCTTCTGCACCGAACTTAGCTAATGCTGGAATGGCCGTTTTAAGAACTGTACTACCAAAAACTAACATAGCACCTGAAAGAGCTGTCATATTATCGGCAAAGAAAGAAAAAATAGGACTAAGTGGTATATTTACAAATGCTAATGCGGTTGCAACAAGATTACTAAAACTAGCAGATAATTGTGCTAAGGGATTAACATCTACATCACTTAGTAACTCGAACTTAGTTTGTCCTTGTTCAATAACTGCATTAACAACGGCTTGTTGCTTTTCAAATGTAGTTAATTCAGTTACAGCTTTACCTACGCTTGCAGCGTATGCTCGTGTTGCTGGGTCTAATCTAAGTATAATACCTAATTCGTCAAGTAATTCTGGTTCAGCTTTAATAGCACCTTTGAATACACGATTTAAAGCATCGGTCATATCTCTACCTAGAGCAATAGATGCATTACGTGCGACTTCAGTTAGTTGTATTATAGTTGAATTATCAAAACCAGCAGACGCAGCAATAGAAGCACTTATCAATGCTTCTTTCATACTAATAGCACCATCTGTAACTGCTTTCATACCTTTTGCTAAGTTAACTAATGATCTACCTGTCTGTGCTTCTAATTCTTCTGCACCACGTATTAGAACTTCAAAATCTGCTGCCCTACTTAAAGCGCCAAAAGCGGCTGTCAACGCAAAAACGTTGGCCGCTACTGTTGCATAAGCAGGAACTAATCCAGAAGTCATTCCTGTTTGCATTTTTGAAAAGGCTTTAGTATTATTATTAGTTAATTTACCAACACCTTTATTCTTTTTACTATACCTATCTGCAGCACCACTAGCTTTATCTAATCCACCAGCTACTTCATTACCCGCCGCAGTCATTTGAGACATATCGCCACGAAGGGCTTTAATCTCTCTAACTACTGCTCGTAATCCTTTTGCTGTTACTTGTAATATATATTCTTGGGTAACTGTTGCCATTTATTGTTTCCTTGATTTAGTTTTAGCTTTACGCTGTCTTTCTTTCTGCGCCTTACTATGCATATTTGATACTAACCTGCCTATCATTAGTAATACTTGCATAGATTGTTTTTTATCTTCTACCTCAAATATTTCATCAAATAAATAAGGTAATAAGGAATAATCCTTTCCCATATAAGTACCGGACATACCATCCCAAATATCTGGTAATATAGTAAATATATTTATAGCTTCCTGTACTTCATATGGGAAATCGGAATAGTCGGCAGGTATTTCTTCCGGAAGAGGTTCATTACCTAATTGTTCGCACATCATAAGATATTGTTCTTTACTCATCTTAGCTGCGCTATTATCAAAGTAGTTTTCTAACTTATCTTCAATAATATTTAGGCAGTCTGCGTGAAATTTTCAACATCTTCCAACATTGCAGAAACCCATGCATCAAAATCAGATGCATTTTTCATTAATACTTCTGCATTCTCTTGAGTATATTCTAACTCATCTTCTGGGTCTTCTGCTGAAATATCTGTTGGTACGAATTTTGGTAGGAACTTATACTTTAGTCCTTTCCAATCTTTAATAACTCCAGCAATATATAAGCTTTGGAATAAATCACTATCAACTTCTTCTTCCATCTGCCTAGATCTATTAGGCTTCATTGTTACTGCTTTCTTTCTAATCTTCATTAGTTCATCTTTAGTAAGATGTGCTAGTTGTACTTCGAATCCAGTCATTCCTGGATAGTCGGCCCAAACAGTTTTGCTTGGGATAATCATTTTTGCTAAATCCATTTTTTTAGTTCTCCTATAATTTGGCTATAAAACCTTAATGGGCATTAAGGTCGCCTCCGGAGGTTAGTCCGGAGGACTTTGTTTAAAAAATTAACTACCTGGTGTATAGTATCCGATTGTCATTTCGTTTGCGCCTTCAAAGGATTGTTTAGTACCAACCCATGACTTAGCATTAAAGCTAATCTCTGTACTAATAACATCTTCAACGTTAGTTGATGGAATAGATACCTGTGCATGTGCAATAGTAAAATCTACACGAGTTTCATCACTAGAGGTCCCACCCATATGTAGTGTAATTGCATAATCATTACTAACTTCTGTAATTTTAGCAAGTAAGTCTTGTAGTAAACCACCAGAACCCTGAGCACCAGTATTTAGATAAGCTGTTACACTCCCTGTGATTGCTCGGTTACCAGTAAATCCTGATAGGGGCTGGTTAACAATAGCAAGTTCTTCTGGTGTTAGATAGGTGATATTATTTTCAAGAGTTAATGTTCCACCTGTAATTGGAATACAATAAATTGTTTCCGCATGTTCTGCAGGTAAATATATTTCAATAGTATCCGCGTTAGACCATGCATTTGAAATAGTTGCATCAGCTGCTGAAATAGTAGCGTCGTCGTCGTCATGAGATAGAATAGTTACCCACTCATCTGGTGCTGGTGCTTCAGTATTTCTAATTCTACCACCAACATATTCATCGTCGGTTCCCATACCACCGGCAGAAAAGATAACATGTCCTGCAGCTGGTGGAGTAGTAATAGTAGTACTAATTGGAGCAGAAGCAAGTTGATTATCTACTAATTCCATAGTACTTAATTTATTTCTTAAGAAAGAAGCTGCTGTAGTTGTTGGAACATCTATATAATCAGTACCAGCTACAAAAGTACCAGTATCTTCAAGAATATCAAAAATAGATTCATTTTCTTGAACAGTAGTACCGTTTCCACTCCAGTTAATTGTTGCAATACCATCAATACTAAAATCTACTTCTGCTGTACCAACTTGAAATTCTGATACAACATAAACTGTTGTTTCTAGTTTAAAGTATAAGTATAAAGGTAATAATTCATTAACATCACTCATTTCAGTAGAGAATGTTAAAATATCCCCACCACCAGCAATTGTTTCTGCATATATACCAGTTCCAGCAGCTGCAGGTGAAGCTGTTAATGCATCCTGGTTTCCAAGTGCACCTGCCCATAAAGGTAGTTCTACACACATTGGTAATCCAAAGCCTGAGTCATTATATGGTCTAACATAAGTACTGAAAGACACATCTACAGGGTTAAGTGCAGTGTTAAATCCTAGAGTACCACGAGCTAGTTGACCTAGCCCAGTACATTCACTTGATGATTCACTAACACCAATTTCTTGAGTTGCTACATCCTGTGAGAATGAGAATCCGTCAAGCACATTCACTTTCCAAGTATTATTACCACCATCAGCAGGATCTGCTTCTAAACCAACACATGCTCCAGCCGCGAAAGTTGCAGGCGGAATAGTGCTAATAAATAGCTCTGTATTTCTAGATAAATTTCTAGCCATCTTTTATTTCTCCTATGTATGCTTATAAAGTGTTTAGATATTTATCTAACATACTTCATTTAATGCATACATTATCTGAAGGGTTATTTCTCCCACGCCGATGGGATTAAGTAGACCTTCATCTGTCTGTATTGATAATATTTTCATATCTTCAATAGTATTGTTACTATCATATTCCATGTTGCCATTATTATCAACAATCTTTTCTATATCTTCGAAGATTTCTTCCAGTCTAGCTTCAGGTTCTTCATCCTGGACATATATCCTGACGGTAAGCATAAGATATGCCCATTTAAATCCGCCTGGTTGATATTCTCTAGTTTCAGAGCCTGTATTAATAAATACAGATGGGTAGTCATCTACCTCATCCCAAAACTTTAATCTATTCTCTACATTAGTATATAAATTAGAACACCAATCTCCGGTGCCATCTACTTCTTTTAATTTACATACTAACTCATTAGCAATTTTGCTTCTTGCTGACATTTATTGTAACTCCAGTAATATACCTTTGAATTTACCCTTAAGTATAGATATAGCTGCGTTTCTTATAGCACCCTCTACATATATTCTTGGGTCTCTTTTAGGTGTTCCTAACCTACCCCCCGGTAAAAATACATCATAGGGGTCTCTCTTATAAGTATAAGTACCAGCTAATAAACCAGCTTGAGTACTGGTTAAAGTTAATAAATTTGCAGACTCAGCAAATCTACCTGTTTGATATCTTAATCTTCCGTCTGTTGCTGCGGAGTCAGCCATTTGTTGTTTTACTTGTTCTGTTAATATTTGATTTATTAAACCGTGTAAACCTAATAGAGAGCCTGTAGGCCTATATTTTTTTAGTGGTGCTAATGGCTGCGCTTTAGTTCTATACTTCTTTAATTTAACTGTTCTTTTTAAGCTTTTAGCCTTACCTTTTTCAAATAATTTAAAATTATCCTTTAGACCTGCCCTTACTGATTTTGTTGGTTTACCTGTAATAGCTGCTATAATACTTGATTCAATATAATATAACAGAGAAGGAGAGCCACTAATTTTTGGTAATTCATCTCCAAACTTCGCGGCTACACTATCTAATAAATCTTGTTTAGCTTTAGCATCTAATCTATTACTTTCATTAGATTCCGGCATACCAAGTATTAAACTAATTGTTTGATGACTTGCACTAAAATCTCTAAGAATTTCTAACTCTATTTTTTCTTTATCAAATTCCGTTCTAGCTTTGTTAAGTTCGTTTTGTAATGCTGCATTTGTTTGTAGTTCCGCAGACTCAGCAGCTAATAGTTCCATACTTACTAACTTTAAGTCACTTGAACTAGTTGGGCCTGTCTCTGGACCTACCCTACCCCCAATACCACCAATATGTCCAACTTCTAAACCAACACGTCTATCTTGTAATAACCCAGACTGTTCAAATCGTTCGCCAAACATACTAAATATAATATCGTACTTAGTATACCCAGTAATATTACTAGCTGAATTAAAATAGCTAGATTTTAGTTGATTTTTTGTAAATGGTAATGAAATACCAGCTTCTTTTAATGTAGCAGCATTATTGTCTACCTTTGCATATCTATTTACAAGTTTAACTGCAAAATCTTTTGCACCTACCTTAGTCTTACCCTTTGCTCTTGTAATATTTCCCTTAAATACTCTATTAAAGGAATTTAATACCAATAAATCTTCAATATTTGAATCTATTTGTGGTCTATATTGTTCTTCTACCTTCTTAACTATATCAGAAAATCCTTTTTGTAGTCTATTAAAATTATCTTTTGAGTCTTCACTACTAAAAGAAATAACTATACGTTCATTATTACCTTTATAATTATATATTTTTGAACCACTTAAGTTACTACTGTCTGTAGGAAATGGAGTTTTAAACTTAGCGTCTATTTCCGTTATAATAGATGAATATATTTTATTAAATAAAGCTGGATTGCTATTATTTAATAATTCAAAAGCTGCACTTTTTTTTATCAAATAGGGTTTACTTATTATAAGACCTAAATTTTCTCTATTAACTACAGGTCTAGTATGGTTAGGATTTTCTTTTTTTCCTTTACCGCTTCTTACTTCTTTAGCTTGTGATAGTAAAAATTTTGCTCCTTTCCCTAATAATGTTTTAGCGGAGCGGCCAGTAAACCCTCTAATTCTACTTATACTTATCTTACTTGTAGTCTTAGTAGCCATTATGGACTCCAGGCTCTATGATGCTCCAGTAGTCTTCTAACTTGTGGTGGAAGTTTTGCAGTAAAATCTGGTTGAATCAAAGTATCTACACTTGCGC